CATAAACTTCCTATAACAGGAATCACTCGTAAAGGGGCGTTGGAAGCCTTCGCCCCTTTACTTTAAGAAAGGATTAAATTTTGCCGGCTACATACGTGACGGAAGCGGAATTAAGGCTGAATTTAGGAATTGGAAGTTTATACACTTCAGCAGTTGTTGAAGAGGTATGTCAATCTGCCGAAAACATAATTAAATCTTTTTTGTGGTTTAACAAGGCTTATATTGCAGCAACTGAGTTAACAAGTTTAACTGCAACTGTTACGACAGTTAACCCTCATGGTTTTGTCGTTGGTCAAAGCGTAGTCATTTCAGAATCAGGCGCAACATTTAACGGAACAAGAACAATAACCGAAGCAACAATTTATACTTTTTCTTATGTGGTTGCATCCGGCGCAGATCAAACAAATCATTTAGTTAGACCTTACGGAGTAGTTACAGGTGCATTTCACGGAACAGATTATGCGACTGTTCCCGAAATACGCGAAAGCGCAATGATGATCGCAACTGATATTTTTCAAGCAAGACAGGCATCAAACGCAGGTGGAATTTCTCCAGACTTTCAACCAAGTCCGTACCGCATGGGAAACACTTTGATTGCAAGAATCCGTGCTTTAATTGCAAACCATTTATCACCCTACGGATTGGTTGGCTGATGCCGGTTGCCGTTACAACCCTCAGGACAACCCTTGCGACAGCGCTCGTAAACGCTGGGGTGTGGCAGGTTTTTGCCTTTCCACCTGCCACGCCTATTGCAAACAGCGTAATTGTGCAACCGGATGACGTGTACATTGAACCGTCAAATAATGTTTACAATACTGTTGCACCAAAAGTTAATTTTAAAATAGTAATGATTGTGCCAATGTTAGATAACCAAGGCAATCTAAATGGCATTGAAGATATGATTGTTGGCGTGTTTAATAAGTTAGCAGCGTCAACAACATTAAACGTAAGTGTTGGCAATATATCTGCACCAACTGTTTTGTCAGGTGTTGCAGGTGAAATGTTAACAAGTGATATGTCCGTCTCGATCATGACAAGTTGGAGTTAAAAAATGAGTGAAATTATAGATGTTCCTTCAGAGGACAAGGCTTGGCTTGAAAAAGTCGGGCAAATAACAAAAACAGAAAAGCCAAAACCATTACTAAAGAAAGATGAGGAATAACCAATGGCTGTATTTCTAAATAACAAGGTCGGCGTAAAGGTTAATTCCGTTGACCTTTCTGACCATGTGACCGCCGTCACACTAAACCGTTCATTTGATGAACTTGAGGTAACGGCAATGGGTGACACAGGTCACAAATTCGTAAAAGGCTTGGAAGCCTCAAGCGTAACTATTTCCTTCCTAAATGACACAGCAACTTCACAGGTTCTTCAGACCCTTCAGGCTGCATGGGGAACTTCAGTCACAGTTATATTAGTTCAAGAAAAAACACCTGCTGTAAGCGCAACCAACCCTTTATATACCATGACCTGCCTTATCAACAATACTACCGACATTAGCGGCGCTGTTAGTGATATTGGCATGCAGGATGTAACCTTTACAGTTAACGGCGCAATTACCGTTGCAACCACAGGTACTTTCTAAGGGGTATAAATGATTAAACTCAGAGTGTCCAAGGCTTCAGGGGAAGTGGCAGAGTATGAAATTTCCCCTGCACTTGAGTTCGCGTTTGAACAAAATTTTAAAAGCGGATTTCATAAAAGATTTAGAGATGAAGAACGCCAATCGGACGTCTATTGGCTTTCATGGGAAGCCGAGCGCCGCGCTGGTATAACTGTTCCGCCATTTGGCGACAAGTACCTTGAGACACTTGCAAAAGTAGAAATCATGGACGCCGACTCCCCAAATGGGTGACGCGGTATGATTTCACGTATTTGGTTGCAAGCCTAGCAATCGAAACCGGCATACCGCATAGCGAATATTTAAAGATGGATAGGTCATTGTTTTTAGCATCAATCGCATATTTAAAAGACAGAGCGAAAAAGGTGGAAGATGCCCGTAGAGGTAAAAGGAATCGTTGAAGCGCAAAAAGCGCTTAAACAGTTTGCGCCTGATCTTTTTAAGGAAATGAACAAAGAAATACGTGATGCAATGCGCGTTGTTGCCAAGGATGCACAAAGCAATGTTCCGACTCGTATTCAAGGATTAAGCGGCTGGCAAGATCAAGGCAAGGTTGTTGTTTCAAGAACTGCTGGCAAAACAAGAGGGTTTCCAAAATACAATCCTTTAGTAATAAGAAAAGGTATTGGTTATTCATTAAGTAGATCAAAGCGCAATAGTGCAGGGTTTGTTAACGTGTATAAATTATTTAACCGATCTGCTGCCGGCGCTATTTTTGAAACAGCAGGAAGAAAAAACCCTCAAGGAAGAGCGCCAATTTCAAGCGTTGGAAGCCAAGGGTTTGAGTATGTGCAAGGTTATGAAGGAACTTACCGAAGTAACGGAATTAGAAAAAGAGCAACAAGAAACTACAACAGTAACAATCCTTTTGCTGGTTACCAATTTGTTAAGGCAGTTAATGATGAAGCAAAACTAGAAAGCATTGGCAGAGGGCGTAAGAACTCAGGTCGCTTATTGTTTGCAGCATTTAAAAGAGATGAAGGAAGAGTTACAAAAGCAACCTTTAAAGCAATAGACACAGCAATTTTTAAATTTAACTCAAGTTTGAAACGTAGAATAGGACTAGCAGCATGAGTGCAACCGGCATTGAAATTCCTATTGTTAGTACCTATAAAGATAAAGGTGCGAAGGCTGCTAGTAAATCTTTAAGTGTTTTAACTAAATCTGCTAAAGCCCTTGGACTTGCTTTTGGTGCGTATCAAACTTTAAAATTTGGAAAGAGCGCGGTTAAGGCTTTTGCTGACGATAACAAAGCGGCTGGACAATTAAGTAAGACTTTACAAAATTTAGGTCAAAGTTATGCGGTTTTAAGTACAGCAGGATTTATACAAAACCTACAAAACACCACCGGAGTCTTAGACGATAAACTTCGTCCGGCGTTTACAACTTTAGTAAATACGACATTAGACGCGAAAAAGGCTCAGGATTTATTATCAATAGCACTTGACACTTCAGCAGGAACAGGCGCTGATTTACAATCGGTTACAGATGCGTTAGCAAAAGCCGCACTTGGAGAAAATACTGCAATTGGTAAATTGGGCATTGGTTTAAGTAAAGCCGAATTAAAGACAATGGATTTGGCTAAAATTACTGATTATTTAACGAAAAGATTTGATGGTCAAGCGGCGTTAGCGGCTGATTCTTTTGCTGGCAAGATGGACATTTTAAAAGCAAAAACCGAAGATGCTAAGGAAATGATTGGCGGCGCTTTAGTTGACGCCTTAGATTCCGCTTTTGGTAATCCGGAAAAATACGGAAGTGGCATTGACAGCCTTGCATCAAAAATTTCAGGTTTAATAAAAGGTTTTAGCGACTTTATTGCAATAACTAAAGTTGGATTACAAAACCCAACAATGTCAGGAAGTAACCCAATCTTAGGTTACAAAAAGAATTTTGATAAACCTTTCAATCCTATGTCTATGCAATTTGATTATGTGAAATTACAAAAAGAGGAAAAGAAACTTCAGGCAGAGGCTAAAAGATTGGCGGCTGCAAGACTAGCCGCAATCTCAAAAGAAAAGGCTTTAATTGCTGAACAAAAGAAAATTGAGGCAGATCGTAAGAAACTAGAGCAGATTTCAAGTATTTTTGATTTAGAACAAATTCAAATTTATGCAGCCTTACAGAATAAAATTACTGATCAAGAAAAACTTCGTCTATCTTTACAAATGGCATTGCTTCAAGGTAACGCTAGTGAGGCAAGTAAGTTAGCAACTGAATTAGTAAAGTCACAATTGTTAACAACTAATTTGGCTGAGGCAATTGCTAAGTTACCGAAAGCATTGTATCCGTTTGATGGCTGGTCAAAAGATATTGATTTGTTAATACAACAAATATTATTAATGATGAGATTATTATCAGCAATGCCAACAGCCCCTTTAGGCAGACCAATGACAGGTACACCGACTTATTACACAGATTTGGCAAAAACTTTAGTTAATACTACTGGTTATTTAGGTATGACTGAAGGTCAAATTGCTTCCGAAAGGTATAAAGAAAGTGGTGGACGTTATGGCGGTATGGAAACAGCGCCGTCAACTACTATAATAAACGTCAACGGTGCTACTCAAGGATTACTAAATGAACTTCGTAACGGGCTGATAAATAATTCAGCGTCCGGTTCATTTTCAACAATTAACCCATTTAGATAATGCCATTAGCAACATTAGACGTATCCCTTAACTTTAGTACAGGTGCGACTTTTGGTAACCCTTTTACATTAGACGACCCTGCAAACGGAATTTTAGGAACAAACGTTTTAAGTGATACAGGACAAGCCTCTTTAATTATTGATTTAACTAATGTCACGCGATCAATAAGCATTTCTAGAGGCAGAAATATCAATCGGGATACTTATGAAGCCGGCGTTTGTACTGTCAGAATTTACGATCAAACAGGCAGATTTAATCCTCAAAATACTAGTTCTGACCTGTACGGGTTTTTAACGCCTTTACGTAAACTTAGAATATCAGCAACTCTTTCAGGAACTTCCTATTATTTATTTAGTGGTTATACAACAGATTATGTTTACAGTTACGACCCTGCTGAAAATGTTTCTTATGTAGATATTAATGCAAGTGACGCTTTTAGGTTGTTTGCAATGGCTACCGTTAATGCAGTAACTGGTCAAGTTGCTGGTCAAGATACTGGAACAAGAATTGAAAAGATTTTAGACACAGTAGATTTTCCCATCACAATGCGAAACATAGACACCGGTGATTCTTTAACTCAGGCTGACCCTGCAACATCTAGAACGTCTTTAGCAGCATTAAAAAATGTTGAAACAAGTGAGCAGGGCGCTTTTTACGTAAGTCCTGATGGAAATGTTATTTTCTTAAACAGGTCAAACACTATTGGTTCGGCAGGTGGTACACCTATACAATTTAATCAAACAGGTGGCATACCTTACGAAAATTTGGTTTTTGCTTTTGATGATAAATTGATCGTAAACCAATGTTCTGTTACGAGGATTGGCGGTTCAACTCAAACTAACATTGATGCTGCTTCGGTTGCGGAATATTTTCCCCACAATGTTTCTTTTAGTGATTTAGTAATTGACACAGACGCGGCAGCAGCGAACATAGCCGCCATTTATGTTGCAACGCGGTCAACAACAACCATAAGAATTGACCAAATGTTAATTGACCTTTATGACCCTAATGTGCCGAACGCTACAATTTTGGGCTTAGATTATTTTGACAATGTAAACATTTCCAATATACAACCGGATGGGTCAACGATTACAAAAAACCTACAAATCCAAGGTGTCAATTGGGAGATCACACCAAATTCTTGGAAGGGTCGGTTTGTTACCCTTGAACCTATAACAGACGGGCTGATTTTGAATTCGGCTTCATACGGTCTGTTAAATGATGACGTTTTGGCATATTAAGATATAATTAGAGACTAGGGAGATAATCAATGGCTAAACAGAATTTTACAACCGGTCAGATTTTGACCGCAAACCAAATGCTGGATTTACAGCAAACGGCTATGGGCGGCGGCGCTGCTACTGCCAAAACCGCTTCATACGTATTAGTTGCGGCTGACGCTGGTTCTACTGTTGCAATGAACGCGGCAGGTGCAACAACCATAACAGTAAACACCGCATTGTTCGCAGCCGGCGATACAGTATTTATACAAAACTTAGGCGCTGGTTTGTGTACTGTAACTGCTGGAACTGCGACTGTTTCAACCGCCGGCAGTTTAATTCTTCCGCAATATGACGCAGGTATTTTATATTTTACTAGCGCTTCAACTGCAATATTTTATGATTATATTCAGACGGGTGCAACTTCTCCACTAACTACTAAAGGTGATCTTTATACCTTTGGAACTAGCGATACACGTCTAGCAGTAGGCGCAAACGGCACCACACTCGTAGCGGATAGTGCACAGGCTACTGGACTTAAGTGGGCTGCTGCTAGTAGTGGAATGACTTTGATTAGCACAACTACATATACAGCGGTATCAGCAGTAAACTTAGACAATGTATTTAGCAGCACCTACACAAATTATCAGTTTATTTTTTCACATACTGCTAGTGCTAATGCTAGTGGAAATGTAAAATTAAGAAATGGTGGAAGTAATATCTCTACTGGTAATTACGCTGCAATTCTATTGGGAAATAGTGCTGGCATAACTACTTTTACTAGCAATAATGTTTCAGAATTTATTGGGTTAGCAAATGTTGCAAGTGGAGCGTATTATTGGGGATCATTTTGTATAAGTGATGTATTTACAACTAGTCCAACTTACGCTTATGGGGCTTATGCTAGTAGAACTTCAGGCGCACAAATGGGTTCTATACACACGGGCGTTTGGCAACAGGACAACACCTCTACTATTGATGGATTTTCTATCAATATTGGTTCAGGTACAATAACAGGAACAGTATCAGTTTACGGATTGGCGAAATAATGAAAATATCAGAATATAATCATTTAACAAAAGAAACAATTATTCGGGATGCAACTGCCGAAGAATTAGCACAAAGGGAAATTGATAATGCTAATGATGCAGCCCGTCAAGCCGAAGCCGAAGCAAAGGCTCAGGCTAAGGCAACAGCCGAAGGCAAGTTAGCCGCACTTGGTTTAACTACTGATGATTTAAGGGCTTTAGGTTTATAGCACAATCTTGAGGAAGTGTGACAAATGAAACCTTGGTTATCTAAAGCGGCTGTGCAGTTAAGAAATCAAATTGATGATACTTACGAAAGTCGTTCCCGTAAATCTGATGGGTGGATTGCAGATTTACGTCATCAATTGGCAGGTAAATCAGATCACATCCCTGACCGGTCAAACTTTTGCGTTAGGGCAATTGACGTTGACGCTCGCCTTTCTGACAACAAAGGGGATTCAGCA